CTTGCACGGCTATGCGAGAAGATTGTAGAGCCTGTGTTTGTCACAAAGCAAGAAGCGACAAGAAAATACTACCAAAGAGAAGGCAGGCAGGATGTCATCAGCAGGTTAGAGCTGCAAGACATACAAAGGCTCATAAGTTTTAAGGTACTAAACTACGCAGAGCCACAAGGGTCAAAGTGGTAGGAGATAAATAAATTGTTAATAACTTTTTATAGGGGTGTTGGTAATTTAATAAGTTGTTGTATATTTGGGTATAATTAAAAACCAATCATTATGAAACTATCTACTGACCGCGTTATTGAAAAGTACAACTTTTGGGCTTCCAAGCTTCAAACCGCTACTGACCGCACCGACAAAAAGAACGCTCGTGAAATGAAGGCTATGTTCAGCAATATGCTCGGGCAGCGTAACATCAATCTATAAAACCAATCAGATGTACCAATTCAAAGTTTACCTTGCAAAGACAGTTGCTTCATTAGCAATTATCTTCTGCCTTATTGGCAGCCTTGCCCTTGTTGAATTCTTAATTAATCTGTAAGATGACCTTCACATACAACGACCTAAAGTTTTGGCTTGAAGATGCCGACCTACTACCGCAGTCTTATTGGGATGCCCTTGAGGATTACGACCCAGACAACAAGAACTCTGATGAGATTCTTGCCAAGTTTCTCGGCTACGTTCACGTTGCTGACTTCTACAACTACGAGATGGACATCACCTACGTTGAGGAGTCCTACAACGAGGATGGCTACACCAATACCGTTGCTTACCCCACGACATCTATTTATGGAGAAGCCCCAAAGCTTGCTGAAGACATCTATGCCAAGTGGCTGAATTGGGCAACAACCGTAGCATCAGAAGAATGAAAAAAGAAATAGTATACATTGAGCCTAATGCCGTATTTTCATACGGATATAATGGTGACCATCTTGCAGTACTAATGCACTTTGATGGGCATAGGGCAGGGGCAGATGCTACTGAGGAGTTTATGATTGACTTCCCAATGCACGAGGATTATTATGACGCAATGAAATACTATTGCAGTCGGTACGAAGAATATATGATTAAAAAATTTGCTGAGAAATGAAATACGAAACTATCTCCCAACTGCTCCGACAACTGAAGTCGGCAGACATATCCGAATCAATCCTCAAAGACATAGAAACTATTGAGAAGGTTACCCTGCGTATGGCCTACCACGATGCCTTGCTTCGTGTGCCTTTTGACCAATGGTATGAAGCAACATTTAAGAAATGAACTTAATCGTTCAGCCCGTATCAAAGGATGAGTGTAAGGAGTGGATTCTAAAGAAGCACTATCTCAAAAGAATGACCTCTTTTACTTACTCCTTCGGGTTGTTTGATTCGGACATCTTGGTCGGTGTATGCACATTTGGCAATGCCGTACCGCTTACAATGAAGAAGTCTGTTTTTGGGGATGACTATATGGATTTAGTTTACGAACTAAACAGATTAATCACAAATGATGACCTTCCAAAAAACTCAAGGTCGTTCTTTGTTTCTCAATGTCTGAAGCACCTGCCAAAGCCAACGATTGTTGTGAGCTATGCTGACAGAGCATTTGGTCACACAGGTTACATCTACCAAGCATCAAACTTTATTTACACAGGATTGAGTCACACGCAACTTGATTGGAAGGTGAAGGGTATGGAGCATCTTCATAGTCGTACTCTGATGGATGAGTTTGCATTTCAAAAAGACCGCATCTCAAAACTCAAGGAAAAGTATGGAGACCTACTATATCAAGAGAGGCGAGAGCCTAAACACCGATATGTTTATGTCTGTGCAGCAGGCAAGATGCGAAATAAGATTATGAAGTCGGCTTTATTTGAGGCAAAGCCATACCCAAAAGAAACCAACAACCGATACGACACCTCTTTTCAACCAACAATTCAGATGAAATTGCTTTAATAAAATTTATATTTAAAAATTTGTTTACCTTTATTTAATTAACAAAACCAATCAAAATGAAAATCATAGAACTACTTGACGGAAGCACTTGGGATATGGACACAATCCTTGAGAAGATGCACGATGATGACTTTTACTACGGGGTACTCGGCAAGAACGCCTTGTCTTCCTCTGCTTGCAAGCTGCTGCTAACATCACCCAAGACGTACCACTACGTCACGAAGTATGGCAGCGAGGAGTCTGATGCGTTTGCAGTAGGCAGACTCGTTCACCTAATGGCTCTTGAGCCGCACCGCGTAGCGGAATACGAGGTGATTGAAGTGCAGAGCAAGAACGCAAAGGCGTGGCAGGATGCAAAGGGCAAGCGCAACCTCTGCACTCGCAAAGAGTACAACGAAGCCCAGAGAATATCTGATGCGCTCCTGCGCAACGAGAACGTGCTAGGGCTGCTAACTGGCTGCGAGTTTGAAGTTCCCAAGATTGGTATGATTGGCGGCCTGCCCTTTAGGGCGAAGGCTGACATCTATGCTGATGGTTTCTTGGCTGACTTAAAAACAACAACCGACCTACGAGCATTCCCCTACTCTGCCAAAAAGTACGGCTACGATGTGCAGGCGTTTATCTACACCCGATTGTTCGGAGTGCCGATTGATAAGTTCTTCTTTGTCGCTATTGACAAGGCAAGCCTTGACATAGGAATCTACTCGGTGAGTCCAGAGTTCGTGGCAGAGGGAGAACGCAAGACCCTTGAGGCTATTGAAATGTACAAGCAGTTCTTCATCTTGGGTGAGGACTTGGATTCGTACACAGTTGTCGGAACGTTATGACCGACATCACTAAATGCACGGGGGAAGGATGCCCACTAAAAGAAACCTGCTACCGCTTCACCGCACCTGCCGAAATGTACCAATCGTTCTTTGTTAACGTACCCATCAAGCACGGGCAATGTGAATACTATTGGAATACTAACCTTTAATACCAACGAGAGATGCAAGACCAATTTATGAGGATAGCAATGGCGCAGCTCCGTAGCACCTACCCGTTCAAACCCCAACGCAGAGCAATAGCTGCTCGGATGTGGGTAAAGTTTCTTGACCGAAATGAGAAAAGGCAAGGCATCAACAATTAGGTATAAAGCCAAGAGGCGTAAAACCAAAGGAATGCCTAAAGGCTACGCTGCGAAGTGTCTTGCTGAACAAAGAGAAAAGGATAGGCCACCAATTATGAAGCGCAGACCTAAAGATGAACACAACGACACAGAACAATATGATTAGACCATTCGTTCTCGCGTTCCACAAGCAGAACTCTGGAGTATCGCACCACAGGACATTTGCACCCTTAATATGCCACAAGGATGTAGATGTCTTTTTCATTGAGAAGATTACCGACATTGACCCAGAGATGTGGCCTAAAGTCACGCACATTTATTCTTCACGGACATTCCCTGTTGAGCCGTTTGATGACTTTGTAAAGCTCTGCCGTAAGGAGGGCATCAAGCTAATTGTTGACAATGATGACTGGTGGGTGCTGCCTCCTACGCATCCTCTGCAAGGGTTGTACGTTGAGCAGATGAGAACGCGCATTGTGCGGTCTATGAAAGCAGCGGATGAGGTTTGGGTGACAAACAAGCACCTTGCCTCAAAGGTCAAGAAGTATAATACCAACATCCGAATCATACCAAACGCCATCAGCGTTCCAACGTGGCAGGTAGAGAGAGAGCCAAGCGAAGAAGTACGCTTTGGGTACATCGGAGGCAACCACCACGCAGCAGACGTAAAGGAATCCACAATAAACCTTGAGGGCTATCAGGGCTATGTGGCAGAGGTAGATGGCTACCCCGATATTATGAAGGCAAGCCATAGGCTGCCCACGATGCCACCATCACACTACCACAAACTCTACGAATTCTTTGACGTGAGCCTCGTACCGCTTACGACATCCGAGTTTGCCAAGTGCAAGTCGCACCTAAAGATGTTAGAGGCAGGCTTTAGCAAGTGCGCCTTGATAGTGAGCAACACGCAACCCTATTCACCATACATCACGAAGGATAATTGCATTGCCATCAAGCACCCAAGCGAATGGGCAGGAGCAATTAAGAGGCTAAAAGAAAACCCTAACCAAGTGGCAGACCTAACGGAATCGTTATACGAGTATGTGCAAGACTTCACGATGGAGAAGATAAACGAACTGCGATGCTTTACATAGTTACACCCTGCTCACGACCTCACAACCTCGTAAGGCTAAAACAACATATCCCTGCCTATGCAACGTGGGTGGTGATGGTAGATGCAAATTGCAACTTTAAGGGAGCAACAGGCGCATCAGTCACCCACTACTCCACACGCACGGGTAACGCAGGCCACCCCCTACGCAATGAGTTCCTTGACTTGTATTCTGATTCCTTTACTCCAGAGGACTGGGTTTACTATCTAGATGATGACAATATCCTGCACCCAAAGTTCCTTGAGGAGTGGAGCAACTTGCATTCCCTTGATTGCTCTATCGTAACGTGGGGGCAAATAGGTAGGCTACGCCCTACCGACCAACCACAAGTCGGCAACATAGACACCGCCTGCTATATGTTCAAGCCATACGACTTGCCCACCCTACGCTTTGAAATGACGTATGAGGCAGATGGCACCTTTGCACAAGCAGCATCCGAGCAAGGAACACTTATCTGCGTAGAGCAGTACCTTTGTTATTACAACGCCCTAAAATGAAAACGAGCAAACAAATAGACGGGTGGTTCAACCACCAAGCAGCATACGATTACCTAATCCACAATATGCCTCAAGATGGCAAGTTCGTGGAGTTAGGAGCGTGGCTCGGTAAGTCATCGGCCTACCTATGCGACACCGCAACATACCAAGAAATCACAATCGTTGACACTTGGAAGGGTTCGCCAAACGAACTGACCACAACCCATAAACTTGCAACAGAGCAGAATGTCTACAATCTCTTTGTAGAGAATATGGGAACTCGCAAGTACAAGGCAATCAAAGCAACATCCAAAGCAGCATCAAAGAAGTTTGCCAACGAATCCCTTGACGTAGTATTCATAGACCTTACCCATACCTATGAGGCGGTAAAGGAAGACATCAAGCTATGGCTACCCAAAGTCAAGAAGGGGGGCTACATCGCAGGAGATGACTACCACCAACATTGGCAGGGAGTAATCCAAGCCGTTGATGAATTCCTGCCACGAGCTACGTTCATTGATGACTGTTGGATTTACCAAAGGTGAAGAACCACACGAAGGCCTACCTCAAAGGGATGGGCTACTCCACAACTGACTTCATTCCTTGCGAGGTATGTCAAGCCCAAGCGCAAGACATCCACCACATAGAGTCAAGAGGAATGGGTGGAAGCAAAATTGCTGATACCATAGAAAATCTGATGGCACTATGCCGACCTTGCCACGTCACCTATGGCGATATTAAGGAATGGAAGGAGCGACTTCAAGCAACACACGACCACCACCTATCAAAAAGAGTTATTTAGATAGAACCGAAAAAAACGGAACTCAACGGATATGAAAGATGACAAAGGCAGGTTCATAGCAGGCAACACAGGAAGGCCAAGCGGAACACCAAACAAGACCACCAATAAAATACGAGAGGCATTCCAAACCCTCATTGAAGCCAACCTTGAGAATATGACCCTATGGCTCACCCAAGTTGCTGCTGATGACCCGAAGGGCGCACTTGACCTATTGAACAAGATGGCAGAGTATACGACTCCCAAACTCGCAAGGGTGGAGAACTCACACGAGGTATCGGATGAGCTAACGAAAATCAAGGTAGAGATTGTCCGAACTAAACCTAAAGAGTAGCGAACTCTTTGAGAAGAACTACACCGCCCCAACTCGGATAGTAGTCAATCAAGGCGGTAGCCGTTCGGGCAAGACCTACTCGCTTTTGCAGATGCTCATCGTGATGGCGATGGAGGATAGAGGCAAGGTGTACTCCATTGTGCGCAAGTCTCTGCCGTCTTTGAAGATGACGGCCTATCGTGACTTCTTTGAGATTCTAAATGCCAACGGTCTCTACGATGAGGCACGGCACAACAAGAGCGATTACACCTACGAGTTGAATGGCAACCTCTTTGAGTTCATCAGCCTTGACCAACCGCAGAAGAAACGTGGAGCAAGACGTGATTACCTATTCTGCAACGAGGCCAACGAACTCACTTGGGAGGATTTCTTTCAGCTCTTGATTCGTACCACAGGAAAGATATGGGTTGACTACAACCCCTCTGATGCGTTCCATTGGATTTACGACAAGCTGCTGACTCGTGATGACGTGACGTACATCCAATCCACCTACCTTGATAACCCGTTCTTGGAGCCAAGCATCGTGGAGGAGATAGAGAGGCTGCAACATACGGATAACGATTATTGGAGAATCTACGGACTTGGAGAACGTGGTATGAGCAGAGCCACCATCTTCCAATACGGGCAGGCAGAGATACCAACGGATGCCACGCTCTTATGTCACGGGATGGACTTCGGGTACACCAACGACCCTACCGCACTTGTGGCGGTCTACAAGTCTGGTGACAATCTGTATGTGGATGAATTGATTTACCGCACGGGGATGACCAACCCCGACATCAGCAACGTGCTAAACTCACTTGGGCTTGATAGGCGCACGGAGGTATTTGCTGACTCTGCTGAACCCAAATCTATTGAGGAGCTGCATCGTATGGGATGGAACGTGAAACCCACGCAGAAGGGCGCAGATAGCGTTATCGTGGGCATTGACGTGCTTAAGAGGCACAAGCTATTTGTAACCCCACGCAGCAGCAACCTAATCAAGGAACTTCAGAACTACAAATGGGTAGAAGACAAGAACGGCAACCTGCTCAACAAACCCATAGACGCATTCAACCACGCCATAGATGCGCTGCGCTATGCAACGTATAACAAGTTGAGCCGCCCTAACTTTGGGAGGTATGCCATACGCTAAAACTAAAAGGTTATTTTAATACAATGGAACTAAAGGTTATTGTACCCACCGCCCTATCAGAGATAACGCTTGACCAATACCAACGCTTTGCGAGGCTTGAGGGCGATGAGGAGTTCTTGACCCACAAGATGCTTGAGATATTCTGCGGAGTGCCTCTTGCCAATCTTCCGAATGTGCGCATCAAAGATGTGAGCCACATCAGCAAGCACATAATGGCGATGATAAACGAGAAGCCAAGTCTTACGCCAACCTTCACGATGGGGGACACCAAGTACGGGTTCATCCCAGAACTAGACAATATCACCTATGGCGAGTTCGTTGACCTTGATGGCTACCTGCAAGACGTGCAAGACCTGCACAAAGCGATGGCGGTATTGTATCGGCCTATCACAAACGAGGTCAAGCATCGGTATCTGATAGAGCCGTATGAGGGAGCAGGTAGGTATGCCGAGCAGATGAAGCAAGCCCCGATGAGTGTTGCTATGGGCGCAACGCTTTTTTTTTGGCATTTAGGGAACGAATTGTTGCAGGCTATGCTGACCTCTTTGGAGGCGAAGAATCAAACGAATACTCCAAGCAAGGACAATTCAGCAAGCAATGGGGATGGTACGCTACAATCTATCAACTTGCTAAAGGAGACATTAGGCAGTTTGCAGCAATTACACAACTTCAACTCCACGAGTGCCTACACTTCCTCACGTTTGAAAAGCAAAAGCAAGAAGTTGAAAACGACCTAATAAAAAAGTCAATAAAATGAGACAGTTCTACGACATCACCACCAAGCTCAAGGACACCCTTGAAGCCAATAGCCAAGTCAACGTGGTAACCACAGGGGATATTTTTGACATAGACCTAAACAAGCAGACCATCTTCCCTTTGTCGCACATCATTATCAACCAAGCAACATTTGATGGACAAGTAGTTCGTATGAACGTAAGCCTTGTTTGTATGGACTTGGTAGATGAGACCAAAGAGAATCCAAGATTGCAGGCAGAGCCGTTCTATGGCATCAGCAACGAGCAAAACATACTGAACACGCAGCTTGCGGTCATCAACGATGTGGTGCAGGAATTACGGAGGGGTACTCTGTACACCGACCTTTATCAGTTGGATGGTACTGCGACTTGCGTTCCCTTTAGCGAGAGGTTCGAGAACTTGCTTGCGGGGTGGACTGCTACGTTTGACGTGCTGCTTGCAAACACCGAGATAAGCGTCTGCTAAAATGGCACGGGCTGATTTGGTTGCTGCAGTACTTATTAAGTTTGGCAAATATGTCATTCAACAGGCGAGGACTAACCTCACCAAAGGCAAGCACAACTTCAACAAGACCCTTTACAATTCCCTTCGATATAGTGTCTACTACTCAAATGATAAGTTCTCAATGAGTTTCTTTATGGAGGACTATGGTGAGTTCCAAGACAAGGG